ATGACTTAAAACCTAAATATGTACTGCTAGAGAATGTACGTATGGCTAAGAAATCTCAAGATGTAATATCTGATTACATGGGATTTTAACCACAAGCATTGAACTCAAGCAAAGTGTCAGCACAAAACAGATACAGATTGTATTGGTTTGGTAAGCGAGTTGGTGATGCCTTTGGTGGTGTTTATGAGCAGATACCTATACCACCTATGATTGATAAAGTTTTGACCATGCAAGACATACTAGAAGATGGATATGAAACTGAAGAGATGACTAGCAATGGCAAGTCACATTGTCTTACTGCAAGGTACAATGGTGCAGTATGGTGGAATAGTATTGAACGTAAGCAACGTACTATGGTACTTAAGGAGAACCCTACTATGTCTAAAGATGGATTGATTAGAGTAGGTACTGCTGACCTCAAAGGGCATGACTCAATCAAGAGAGTGTATGCACAAGAAGGTAAAGCACCTACACTTACTACCATGCAAGGTGGACATAGAGAACCAAAGGTTGCAGTAGGTAGGATTGTGAATCGTAGATTAGATGAACATGGCACTAGGAAAGATGACCAACTTGACATACCTTTTACTAGACAACTAGAGGTACGTGCTGATGAAAAGTCTAACTGTCTTACTACTGTGCAGAAAGATAATGTGCTAGTGTCTAAAGATATGTGGCGAAAGCTAACACCTCTTGAGTGTGAGAGATTACAGACACTAGATGACAACTATACCAATCATGTATCCAATAGTCAGCGATACAAGATGATAGGTAATGGTTGGACAGTTGATGTGATTGCACACATACTAAAAGGTATCCACTTAGATGGATGGAATGAAATGTATAACTACTATGAGGAGATAGTATGAATAGATACTATGTAGAAATGGAACACCCAAGAGGTAAAGAGGAGTATGGCACTATATACATTTATATGTATGCATATGATGCACAACAAATAATTGATATGGTTGACCAAGTTATAATAACAATAGAAAAAACAGAATAGGAGACTAAAATGTTACATAAAATTATAGATTTTTTTAATGTGAACTATGGAGAGGGTACAAAGTATGACCTTGACTATGGAAAGTTATTAATAATTGCACTATGCATTTACATTGCATTCAAGGTGTAGTATAATGCGAAATGACGATTTAATATATTTAACACTATCTTTATTTGCAATAATGTATATTCTAGCATATACAGGTTTATGTATGTAAACAAGAAAGGAACTCAATGGAAAATTTAGAACCCTCAAAACCTAACAGGAAAAAGTTTGATATGGACTTGAAGTATGGTAAGGTAAGGGAAAAACTTGTGGCAGAAATGTTGCAAGACAAAAAGATTGAAGTCAAATCTGAAAGAGATGTGTGGCAGAGAACAGGCAACATTGCTATAGAGTATCAGTCATATGGAAAACCAAGTGGTATACAAACTACTGAAGCAGATTATTGGTTTCATAATTTATGTATAGGCGAGGAAGTGTTCTGTACTTTAGTCTTTGATATCAATAGCTTACGTAAGATTATTGATAACTTAGATTACAAAAAGAGTGTGTCAGGTGGAGACCATAATGCAAGTAGAATGTACTTACTAAACTTGCAGAAATTATTTTCATCTGATGTAATTAAAACATTTAAGGGAGATTAACAATGAACAATTATCTTTACAGATTTTTGGAACTGTGGTATGATTCGTAAAAGTTCTCAAGGGAAAAAGTATAGACTTCATGACAGGTGGGAAGTTGTAGTTATAGATGTAACTCAAAACACCTATGTTGTAAGTGCGGAAAATGAATGGGAAGCCATTGACAAGATGGAAGCTATGGACAAACCTACATTCAAAGAAGATTTAGAATCTGTTGTTGAAGTTGTAAAGAAAATAAATTATTCATGATGGAAGAAAGGTATTATGATTACATGGTAAGAAAACTAATAGAGACTAATGACATAGGAGAAGGCATGACTTTACCTTCCTTTGAGGACATGGTAAACCATCCACCTCACTACAATAATGCAGGCATTGAAACAATAGATGCTATTGAAGCAATGACTGATAAAGGCTTTGAGTATTATCTTCAAGGTAACATTATGAAGTATTTGTGGAGATACAGATACAAGAATGGTGTGGAAGATTTAAGAAAAGCAGAATGGTATTTAAATAAACTTATAAAGAACAGAGAAGACTATGAAAAATCTTTGGGATAATGACAAGAAGAAACTCTACAAAGAAATCTATGAGGAGTTAATCCAAGAAGGATACTCACCACATGAAGCAAAGAAATATGCTAGAGAAGAACTTGCAGACAAGATTGAAAGTGATACTGACTTTATAAATGAAATAATAAAACAGGAGTATGATGAATATGACTAATCAATATGGATACGAACAGTATAATGGTTTTGTAGATGGTAAACAAGTTGAGTGTGTAATATCTTATGATGAAGAAAAAGATATGTATGAGTGCATAGTTGCAAAGAATGGTAAGATAGATAACAAGTATTACTCAATTAAGAAAACTGCAATGGAAACTATTGCAAAGATACTAACAGAAAGCAAGGAATGATATGAGTGATTCAAAGGTAATAAAGAAAGGCAGTTGCGAAAGATGTGGTTCATCTGATGCAAATGTATTGTATGAAGGTGGAACTAAGTTCTGCTTTTCATGTAGAACTTATTCAAAGGGAGATGATATGGAACACGTACAAAAACCTATATCTATAAATAGTAATCATCAAAATTTTAGTAGTGGAGTTGTAGATGGTATACCTGATAGAGCAATTAAAAGAGAAACTGCACAGTTTTTTAATGTCCAAGTCTTACACGACAGAAATCATACTGTGGTCAAGCATATATACCCTTATTATGATATTAATAATAGCCACGTAGGAAACAAGATAAGACTTGTAGCTAACAAAGGTTTCTCTTCAGAAGGTAACTTACCTAAGGCAGTCTTATTTGGACAGAATAAGTTTACTCAAGGTGGTAAGTATCTTACAATCTGTGAAGGAGAGATTGATGCAATGTCTGCCTATGAGTTGCAAGGTTCTAAGTGGGCATGTCTTTCAATCAAGAATGGTTGTCAGTCTGCACTCAAAGATATCAAGGCTAACTATGATTATGTAAATAAGTTTGAAAAGATTGTATTATGTTTTGATAATGATGAGCATGGCAGAAAAGCTGCAACAAAAGTTGCTCAGATATTTGAACCTAACAAATGTCTTATCATGGACATGAGATACAAGGATGCTAATGAGTATCTTATGAAAGGTAAGAAGCAAGAGTTCACCCAAGACTTTTGGAATGCTAAACCTTACACTCCTGCAGGCATACACAACCTTGCAGATATATCTTCTAGAATATATGAAGAAGATAATACAGAGACTTGTTTGTATCCTTATGATGGACTTAATGAGAAGTTATATGGTATACGTACAGGAGAACTTGTAACCTTTACTGCAGGAACAGGAGCAGGTAAGTCTTCTCTTATGAGAGAACTTATGCATCATCTGTTAACAAATACTGAACATAATATTGGTGTGTTCTCTCTTGAAGAAAACATAACAAGAACTATGTTACATATTATGTCAGTAGAAGCAAGTGACAGATTGTATATTAAAGAAGTTCAGAAGAACTATACCATTGAACAGATGAAGGAGTTTGAAAGAAAGACTATTGGTACTAGAAGGTTCTATGGCTTTGACCACTTTGGTTCTATTACTACTGATGAAATACTGAACAGAGTAAGATACATGGTCAAGGCACTAGACTGTAAGTACATACTCATTGACCACCTGTCCATACTTGTATCAGGTATTGAAGGAGAAGATGAGAGAAGAAATATTGACCAACTTATGACCAAGCTACGTTCTCTTGTAGAAGAAACTAGATGTGCAATGTTACTAGTATCTCACTTGAGAAGAGCAACAGGTGATAAAGGTCAAGAGCAAGGTAAAGAAATATCTTTATCAATGCTTAGAGGTTCACACTCTATTGCTCAGATATCAGATGCAGTCATTGCATTAGAGAGAGACCAACAGGCAGAAGACCCTGTCATGGCAAATACTACCACTGTTAGGGTACTAAAGAATAGGTATGCAGGTGAGACAGGTATCTCTGCTTACCTACTATATGACAAAGACTCAGGCAGATTAAAAGAGATTGAGAATCCACTTGAGTCTGATAACCAATCAGATGTAGAGGACTTTTTATGAGAAAATTTGTAGTAGATATTGAAACTGATGACATCAAGGCAAAGGTCATTCATTGTATTGTTGCCAAAGATATTGACAAAGGAGATGTATTGTCATGGCATGGAGATACACTGAAAGACTTTGCTAAGTGGAGTGAATCTGTAGATATATTTATTATGCATAATGGGATATCATTTGATGCTCCCATACTTAACAAGCTGACAGGTAGTAAGATAAAACTTTCACAGGTCAGAGATACACTTATCCTTTCACAGTTATCTGACCCTATGTTAGAAGGTGGTCACTCACTAAAGGCATGGGGTCAGAGATTGGGATTTGGTAAGATAGAATACAATGACTTCTCTCACTTCAATGAAGAGATGTTAAAGTATTGTATACAAGATGTTGAGTTGACATATAAATTATATAAACATTTATTACCTACACTAAAGAAATATTCAAAGAAGTCTATGCTTCTTGAACACCAAGTCAGAGCCATAGTAAACAGACAAGAAGAGAATGGTTTCAAACTAGACATTGAACAGGCAGATAAGCTATGTGCAAGACTTGAGGAAGAAGCAGACAAGATAGAAAAAGATTTACAAGAAATATTCCCACCTATCATTACTGAAAGATATTCAGAGAAGACAGGTAAGAGACTAAGTGATAGTGTGGAAGAGTTCAATCCTAACTCTAGACAACAGATATCTAAGAGGTTGATAGAGAAAGGTTGGAAGCCTGAGAATCTTACACCAACAGGGCATCCTATTGTTGATGAAGGAACATTGAAAAGAATTAAAGATATTCCTGAAGCAAAACAGATTGCCCATTATCTTCTATTGCAGAAGAGAGTTTCTCAGATTAAGTCCTGGATTGAAGTAGTCCAGGAAGATGGCAAGGTGCATGGTAGAGTTATGACATTGAAAGCAATCAGTGGCAGAATGGCTCACAACTCTCCAAACATGGCTCAAGTTCCTGCTTCCTATTCTCCCTATGGAAAGGAGTGTAGGTCAGTTTGGATACCTACCAATAGTAAATACGTATTACTAGGTTGTGATGCATCTAGCTTAGAACTTCGTTGCCTTGCTCATTACATGGGTGATTCCAAGTTTACAAAGGAAGTGGTTGAAGGAGACATACATACTGCCAATCAGAAGGCTGCAGGTCTGAAGACTAGAGACCAAGCAAAGACTTTTATCTATGCTTTAATCTATGGAGCAGGTCCTGACAAGATAGGTCAGATAGTTGGTGGTGGTAAGACTGAAGGTAAGACAATCATTAATAAGTTTATGTCCAACATGCCTGCCTTGAAGACCTTGCGTGATAAGGTTGACAAGGTTGCAAAGACAGGATTCATTAGAGGTATTGATGGTAGACTACTCAAGGTCAGACAGTTTCATGCATCAATGAACCTACTCTTACAAGGAGCAGGTGCAATCATTTGTAAGGAATGGCTACGACAAATAACTTTAAAGGTGCAACAGGCTTACGACTACAAGCTTGTTGCATCTATACATGACGAATACCAATTTGAAGTTCGTAGAGACCAAGCTGAAAGGTTTGGTAATCTAACTCAGCAGGCAATGAAACTTGCAGAGAAAGAACTGAATGTTCAGTGTCCTTTGGATAGTGAATATAAAATAGGAAAAAATTGGTATGAAACACATTAATGGGTTGACTTATATTTTTAGATATAGTATAATTCGTTATAATTTAACAAGCAACTAAGATTGCACTAACAAAATAAGGAGAAAGACATATGCCAGTATTAAATGGTAAAGCCTATTGGGCATCAATTTCAAATCCAAACACTACATTTGAACCTGTTTGGACTATAGATTTATCTGTGGATGCAGATAATAAAAAGAAAGCAATAGACTCAGGTCTTGCAGTAAAGAATAAAGATGATGATAGAGGAGACTTTGTTACTATCAAGAGAAAGGTACACTCAAAGAATGGTAATCAAAATAATCCACCATCTTTAAAAGACTCTCAAAAGAGAGACATCAAGGGAACATTAATAGGAAATGGTTCTGATGTTAATGTCCTTTATAAAACTTATGAATGGAGTTATGCAGGAAAGAAAGGTATTGGAGCAGACTTACAGGCAGTCCAAGTTCTCAATCTTGTAGAGTATTCAGAGGGTGAAGACTTTGATGTCGTGCCTGATGGATATAAGTCAGGAGATACCTTAGACGATTCCAACGAGATTCCTTTCTAAATTAAGCTTAATGCTGAAGTGGGTTGTGGTTGGTGGGAAAATTTTATAAAGGAATATTATTATGAAAAAAGTAGAGACCTTAGTCCAAGATATTTACAGGACTATTGATGAAGGTTTAGACAAAAGAAAAACTGATAAAGCTTTTCTTCAAACCTTCAGCAAGAATGTTATGGAATCTATTGAGAAGTTTCTGTTTGAGAAGAGAGAAGACGTAACCACGTTAAGGCTCTCTCAAATAGGAAGACCTGATAGACAGCTATGGTATGATATCAAGTCAGATATTAAACCAAAGAAACTTGATGCCAAAACTAGAATAAAGTTTTTATATGGAGAAATCCTTGAGTCTCTTGTAATACTTCTTGCAGAAGCTTCAGGACATGATGTGTCTGAACTGCAGAAGTTAGAAGAGATAGAAGGTGTCAAAGGTCATAAGGATTGTAGAATAGATGGTACTCTTGTAGATATAAAGAGTGCTTCTTCCTATAGCTTTAAGAAGTTTAAGGATGGCTCTCTTACAACCAATGACCCATTTGGTTACATGTCTCAGATAAGTGCCTATGCAGAAAGTGCAGGTGATGAGTCAGCAGGTTTTCTTGCGATAGATAAATCAACAGGCGAACTTGCTTACTTACCTGTAGAAAGCATTCATATGATAAATGCTTCTGATAGAGTTAAACATCTAAAGGAAGTTGTAAAGTCTTCTACCCCACCTCAGAAATGTTTTCCTGATGAGCCTGATGGCAAGTCAGGTAACAAAAAACTTGCAATAGGTTGCGTATTCTGTGGGTACAAGGAACATTGTTGGTCTGATGCTAATGGTGGCAAAGGTCTAAGAAAGTTCAAGTATTCTACAGGAGTACGTTACCTTACGCAAGTTAATAAGACACCTGACGTAGAAGAAATTAAAAATGCCAAAACCTAAATTTCGTTCCAATTCTGAATATAATACCTATTGCTTTCTGAAGGAAAATAAGGTATCATTCAAATACGAAAAGCTTACCATCAATTATGAGTGGTTAGAATCCAAGAAGTATATTCCTGACTTTGTATTAAGTAATGGGATTATCCTAGAGGTAAAAGGAAGGTTCGTACTAGAGGACAGAAAGAAACATCTGTTTGTAAGAAAACAGTGTCCTCAGTATGATATTCGTTTTGTCTTTGATAATCCCAACAGGAAACTATACAAAAATGGAAAGATGACTTATGCAACATGGTGTGAAAAGCATGGGTTCAAGTATTGCAAAGCAAGTAGTGGGATACCAAAAGATTGGATAATAAAGTAAAAACAAATCTTAGTTTTGTTGTTGAGGAAGATGTCTTTAAAGAAAGGACAACTCCTGAACAGACAATGTATATGTGTGTCATACTACAGGCTTTACTAGATGCAACAAAGCCTACCTACAAAGGTGAGCCTGAAACATCTATACTTGAAAGAGACAGGGCAAGGGCATGGTTCTTTGCATCTGTAGGTGTTACTTCAGAAGACTTTAAAATGGTATGTGACTATGCAAACATTGACCATAATTATATGAGAGAGTTTGCATTTAAAGTTTTAGAATCAGGTGAAGTAGAATATACAAGAAAACGAATCAACGCAGTGTTAGGACATTAAAATGAAAAGTAACTTATTACCAACAGACTATCAAAACTTTATTGCTTTATCTCGCTATGCAAGATGGAAGGAAGACGAACAAAGAAGAGAGACTTGGACAGAGACTGTCTCAAGATACTTTGACTACATGCAGGGATTGCATAAGAAAACTTTAACAGATTCTCTTAGAAAGAAATTAGAAGAAAAGATACTAGGTCTAGAAGTTATGCCTTCTATGAGAGCATTGATGACTGCAGGACCTGCTCTACAGAATTGTAATGTAACTAGCTACAACTGTAGTTACATACCTGTAGATTCACCTAGAGCCTTTGATGAGTGTATGTATATTCTTATGTGTGGCACAGGTGTAGGCTTTTCAGTTGAACGTGACAATGTAGAGAAGCTTCCCATTGTTAATGAACACTTTGAAAAGAGTAACACAGTCATACTTGTTTCTGACTCTCGTTCAGGTTGGGCAAGAGCATTAAGAGAGTTAATATCTTTATTGTATGCAGGACAAATACCTACTCTTAATGTATCTGCAGTAAGACCTTCAGGTGCAAAGCTAAAGACTATGGGTGGTAGAGCATCAGGACCTGCACCTTTACTAGACTTATATAATTTTTGTATAGGTATATTCAAAGGTGCAAAGGGTAGAAAACTATATCCTATTGAATGTCATGATATCATGTGTAAGATAGGTGAAGTTGTAGTTGTAGGTGGTGTAAGACGTTCTGCTCTTATCTCTTTATCTAATTTAAATGATGACCAAATGAGACATGCTAAGTCAGGTAAATGGTGGGATACTGAAAGCCAAAGGTCATTAGCTAACAACTCTGTTGCATATAAAAACAAGCCTGAGATAGGAACATTTATGAGAGAGTGGTTGTCTTTATATGAATCTCACTCAGGTGAAAGAGGTATATTTAATAGACAGGCAGCCATCAACAAGGTAGAAGAAAATCGCAGAAGAAATTCTGAACATGAGTTTGGTTGTAATCCTTGTAGCGAAATCATTCTTAGACCTTATCAATTCTGTAACCTAACTGAAGTTGTATGCAGAGTTACTGATACACTAGATACTTTAAAACAAAAGATAGAAGTTGCTACTATACTAGGTACATTTCAGTCAACTCTTACTAACTTTAAATACTTACGTAAGATATGGAAGCAAAACACAGAAGAAGAAAGACTGTTAGGAGTTTCTCTTACAGGTATTCTTGACTGTCCTATCCTTTCACCTGACAATGGTGCATTAGAAGGAACTTTAGAAGAGCTTAGAGAAGTTGCAGTACAAACAAATAAAAAATATGCCAAGATATTAGGTATACCTCAGTCAACTGCAATTACTTGTGTAAAGCCAAGTGGTACAGTTAGTCAGCTAGTTGACAGTGCATCAGGTATTCATGCAAGACATAGTGAGTACTATATAAGAACTGTACGTGGTGGTAACACAGACCCACTCACACAGTTTATGAAAGATGCAGGTATACCAAACGAGCCTTGTGTTATAAAGCCTGACACGACTACAGTGTTTAGCTTTCCTACTAAGTCTCCTCAAGGTGCAGTAACTAGAACTGAAATGAATGCTATTGAGCAGTTAGAGTATTGGTTAGTCTTTCAGAGACATTGGTGTGAGCATAAACCTTCTGTAACTATATCTGTTAAGAAGGATGAGTGGATGGAAGTAGGTGCATGGGTCTATAAAAACTTTGATGAAGTGTCAGGTATTTCCTTCCTTCCTTTTGATGAGCATGTGTACCAACAAGCACCTTATCAGGATGTAGAAAAAGAAGAATACTTAGAGTTAAAAAATATAATGCCTAAATCTATTGATTGGTCTAAGTTAGCAGAGTATGAAAAGGAAGATACAACTACAGGCAGTAAAGAGTTTGCCTGTACTGCAGACTCTTGTGAGATTGTGGACATACAATGATGGGGAATGAACTAGATTGGTGGCAGTGGTGGTTGTTAATTGCAATCACCATTAACACTGTTATAAACTCAATAGTATTTTTTAGAGGAAGAAAGGTATTTAAAAAGAATGTCGACACTAATAACTAATCTACCTTCTACAAAAGTGTGGGTAAGAAAAGAATATCTAAGAGATTTGAAAGATGGTCATGGAGAATTTGTAGAAGGTAACTGGGTGACTGCTAAGTCAATACCTGGAAGAGCCTTCTACTTTGAAACATATCTTCCTAAGTATGGTGCGTTGTTTGACAAGCTTCCTATCTCTGCCTTCCTATCTGAACCTAAACTACCTGACCTTGATTTACCACTTAACAATTTACAGTTTTGGAATTGTATGGATTATGGTGTGGTCAACATACATAAACATTTTATCTCCACAATGGACTACGAAATTTTAACACGAGATTTTGGAACTGTCAAGGGATTTTATATAGGCACTCTTGACAACTATCATCCCTTTGCAGATGAGATAGACTACAGTACAAGTGAAGTACCTGCAGAACACAAGTCTTTCAATTTAATTGAACTTGTAAATGGTCAGTATGCTCTATATCCTAACAACAGAATGAGAGTCTATGATAATTCCCTCACACCTAAAGAGCCACTGAAACCTGACTTCAGGGTCAGTACAGTAGAATACCAAGTTGAAAATAATAGCAATGAAAGACTTGGTGATACTGATGAGTACTTTTATTAAAAAGTCCTTGACTCAATATTCAATATATAATATAATTCGTATAGAAGAAATCTTCTGGTAATGGAAAGGAGTATACTATGTCAGATGATAAGATAAAAAAACTTGAAGAAGAAATTCAACAAAAAAAGAAAGAAGTTGAAGAGCTTAAATATGGTGATTTAAAAGCAGCATGGAAAGATTTTGAAGCAGCTTCTGAAATTGCAACTCAAAAGTATAATAAATACAGAGAGATTGCAAAAGAAAAATATGGTGCGACATCTGTCATGCCAAATCATTTCAATTTGATTGACCAATTCTTTAAGTGGTAACAATGTATATTAGTAGAAGACCTGTTATATATGTAGGGTATGACCCAAAGGAACATGTTGCATTTGAAACACTAAAGTACTCAATAGAAAAGTACACTCACAAGTATGACGTTATTCCCTTAGAACAATCATCCCTACGTATATCAGGTCTCTATAAAAGAACATATTACCTAGATGAAGAAAGACAACAAAGAGATACTGCAGACAACAGACCTTTCAGTAGTGAGTTTACCTTTACTAGATTTCTAATACCTTTTATAAATCTTCATAAAGGTCTTGCCTTATTCATGGACTGTGATATGTTTCTTAGAGCAGACATCACAGAAGTCTTTGAAGAGTATGGACAGTTTGATGAGTATGCAGTGTCTGTTGTAAAACATGACTACAAACCTAAAGAAATATTTAAGATGGACAATCAGATACAAAGTAATTACAATAGAAAGAATTGGTCTAGCTTTGTATTGTGGAATTGTGAACACCCTGCTAACAAGAGACTTACAATCCAAGATGTTAACCTAAAGTCAGGTAGATGGTTACATAACTTTAGTTGGTTAGAAGATGAAGAGATAGGTTCTATCCATCCTAAGTGGAACTTCCTAGATGGATGGACTGATGAAAATATAAACCCTTGTAATGTACACTTTACCACAGGTGGTCCTTGGTTTGAAGGTTGGAAGCCTAAGAGACTATGTGATGCACACTACGCAGGTGAGTGGAACACTCTACATAAATCAAACAAATCAAGAATTTTACCAAAGGAAAACTAACATGTATACATTCGTAACTTCTTTTAGTGAGGAAGGATATAATACTTATGCAAAAGAAATGCTACAAAGTGTTGTCGACAAATGGAATCCAAAACATTTTAAGCTCTATGCTTACTACCATGACTTCGACATTGAAAAGGTTGACCACCCTATTTCTTCTAGCATTGTATATATACGTCTTAATAATGTAAAGGAAATGCTTGACTATCGTGAAAAGATGAAGAAGCATGATGGTACTGAAGGTGGAACAATACAATACAACTGGAGACTAGATGCAGTTAAGTGGTGTCATAAAGTTTATGCACTTACTGACAGAGCATTTAAGATGATGGAAGAAAACAAAAGTCCTGAAGAACCTCAGTGGTTAGTATGGCTTGATGCAGATACAGTTACTACAAAGAGATTAGATAAATCTTCAGTTGATAAGTGGTTACCTGAGAAGGCAAGTCTTGTACATCTAGGAAGAAAAGATGTTGACTATAGTGAAACAAGCTTCATGGGTTTTAACTTACAGTACCATGATGCCTGCTCAATACTTGCAGACCTAAGAGGTTGTTACACAATAGGTGAAACTATTTCATACAGAGAATGGCATGATGGTTTTATATTTGAAAGACTTCTTAATATTTACAAGGCACATGGTATGGTCGTGAATAACCTGTCAGAGAATTGTAAAGGTCTTACTGCTTTCATGCAGTCACCTCTTTCAGAATACTTTATACACTACAAAGGTAACTTAAAAAATAAAAAGAATACACTTGCACAGGATGTAAAGCTACCAAGATACAGACAACTTGCAGATATCATAAGACACTATAAACCTAAGACACTTACTGAAGTAGGTACATGGAATGGTGGTAGAGCAATAGAAATGGCACTTGCAGCCTTTGAATATACAGACAGATTTACATACTTTGGCTTTGATTTGTTTGAAGAAGCGACTGCTCTTACTGATGACATAGAGATGAATAGTAAGAAGCATCATACAATAGAGCTTATTGAAACAAGACTAAATCAATTCAAAGAAAAGATGAAGGAAAAGAATAAAGAATTTATCTTTAAACTTTATAAGGGTGACTCCAAGATTACACTAAAGAAAAACAAGTTAGCTCGTAATGTTGACTTTGCTTTTATAGATGGTGGTCATTCCTATGAAACTGTAAAGGCTGACTATCTTAATCTAAAGAAAGTTCCTATACTTGTCTTTGATGACTTCTTTTCTAAGGATGAGTTTGGTCAGCAACCTGAAGAAAAAAACATGGGTGTCAACAAACTTATAAAAGAAATAGAAGCCTATGCTAAAGTTGTTCTTCCTTCTAATGACAGAGTTCTAGGTGGTGGTAGAACACATATTGCTTTTGTTGCTAATAGTAAGAAAGTAACAAAGCTACCTGACGAAATTACTCGTATGCCCATTGTGGTTACACCTAAAGACTCAAGACCTAAGGATGAAATCTTTGTTAACATAAAGGCAAACAAAAAGTTAATTAAAGATTTTGGTTGGTTAAAGCATGGTAGAATACATAATGAAACTGCATTAATTGTTTCAGGTGGTTCAAGTACAGACTTTGACTTGTTAAAAAAGAAATCAAGAGAACCTAATACTAAAATCTTTTGTGTAAAACATAGCTATCCTAAACTATTAGAGCATGGCATCAGTCCTTTTATATGTTCTATACTTGACCCAAGACCTATTACAGGTACAAGTACTCATGGTGTAGTAAGAAAAGATTTGTTCAAGAAAATAAATAAGGACACTATCTTTCTTATAGCTTCTATGACTGACCCTTCAGTTACCAAATACCTTATAAAGAAAGGTGCAAACATCAAGGGTTGGTCTGCATACTCTGAAGCACTTAGAGACACAAGCATTAAAGACAAGTTAAAGATTGCTAAAGACACAGGCATAGAAGAAGGCGAGACACTCGTATCAGGTGGTACTTGTGCAGCCATGAGAACTATATCTATTGCTCACATACTTGGCTTTAGAAACTTTGAATTGTTTGGCTTTGACTGTTCAGTTCCTGAGGTTACTGAAGAAATGAAAAAGGAAGTGACATCAGGCAAACCTAAATACTTTAAGGTGGAAACAAATGGTGAATACTTTTGGACTACAGGAGAGTTACTTGCAATGGCACAGGACTGTGAAAAACTATTTGATGATAAGAATATGGACTTATCTCTTAAAGTTCATGGTAGTAACACATTAGTATCTGAAGTTTGGAAGAACTCACTGAAGGCAAACGAAAAATATTACTACGAAATGATTGACAATGCTGCTTAAAGAAAAGCACGAGAAGTTTTGTCAGAACTATATCCTACATAGGAATGCAACAAGAGCTGCAAAGGATGCAGGATATAGTCAAGTTTCTGCTCACAACACAGGCTCAAGACTACTACAAGATACTGCAGTTCAGGAAAGAATAGAAGAACTAACTGCCAATATGACAACTAGTATTGATGTTGTGGATGAGATAGAGAATCAATATAATGTTGCAAGAACTCAAGGGCAAACAACCTCTGCATTAAAAGCACTAGAGTTACTCTCTAGAATTAGAGGTAACAATATAGATGCAGATGAGATAACTGCTGACTCTTTAGAAGAAGAGATTATTAAGGCTATGGAAGTTCTTGGTATAGAAAAAGTTCTTGAGCTTATGACAAAAGCATTTCCTGAAGATATGGAAGAGGGTGAAGAAGAAGATGAATTACTTCTTACCACTGAAGAACTTGAATGCCCATCGGATACCTAGTGAAGCAGCCACTGCTCCCATAAAACTCCACTGATACCACTCAGGTGCTTTGTTTATGTATTCCCATCCTTTGAGAACATAATCTTGTATATCAGGGATGAAGCTGCCAATGAAAGGTAGGGTAAGGATGACAAGTACATATTCATCTTTCCACGAGTATCTTGTTTGTCGTAAAGCTTCAAGGTCATAGTCTTGGTCTGACTGTGCAGCTTTTTCGATTCTATTAATTTCTGCATTGACTCTTGCCTGCTCTACCTTTGCCTTATGTTCTGACTTGACCTTCCTGTCTTCCATATAAGAAGAAGCAAGGCTCGTTACACCACTTATAATTGCACCCCACATTAGTATACCCACTCCCCTGATTCCATTGCATTAGAGAGTCGCACTGCCCTGTTACCTACCTGATTCGCCCAACGAGAATCTAGCATCTGAGCCTTTGCTTCTTCAAAGTCTTTGTCATGTATGGCTTGCCACATCTTAACAAATTTTTTGAGTCTTGGCACACCAATATTAAATGCCATGTCAATTAACACTCTCTGTCTAACTTCGTCTAATTCTAACACACAAGGATGTGCTTTACAAATTTCTTTCTCAACTATTTTAATATCATTCTCTGCAAGATAGTATGCCTGTTCTTTAGTAATACCCCACTCACATATGTCTGATATATCCTTACCCATATGCCCAAGTTCTTCTTCACTTAAACCTCTATGCTCTAAGTTTCTGCCTATACCTATGGTATCTATTCCAAGACTGTCTTTATAAGGTAGTAGCTCTAGACCTTCATGTAATACAAGTTGGTCTAGTAGTTCTGTCATATTATATTTCATTTAGATTAAACCCCCTCTGAATAATTCTAGACCTGACATACTTTCCTGAACCTTACCTGTTTTTAAATTAACAATCTTTCCATTAGGTAGTATTAAAAACTTTTTATCTTTAGAAAGTTTTGCACCTGTAGGACTTCCTGTCTTACCTATTAAGCTTGACATATATTCATTAACATCTTTTAAACTCTTTAAAGGTTTAGTTGCAGTACCCATACCTCTTGCATAATAGTCAAGCTCTGCTTCAGTTAATGGAATGTCCTCTTCTTTTTTATCTTCAACTATTTTCTTTATCATTTCTGAAGGCTCATCAGAACCCTCATTACTTCCTTCAGGAAATTGACCATAACCTGAATAAGTTCTTGCTGTTGTAGGCATACCTAATACACTAGCTAGTACACCTAAAGTTCCTGGAAGTTGTGACTGACTATATACACCTGTAGCCATAGTTTTATTATCAGGTCCATAACCACCTGTTAATTCTATATCTTGAAGCCTTCCTTCATCTATAGCTTTTTGCATTGCATCTTTTAAACCACCTCTAACTTGAGGACTGCTATCAATAATACTTTGATAATAATCTTCTGTAGCTTGATAAGCATCTGCTTCTGCAGAATCTTCATCACTACTATTATCACTACTATCTGAGGTAGAATCGTCACCACTATAAGTTCCTGAAGTATCTCCTACAGTATCATCAGAAAAACTTCCACCATTAAAAAGACTTACAATACCACCCTCTGCTTTCTTAGTAGACTTCATTATCTTTTCAAGCATAATTGACATGGCTTCAGTCTCAGGACCTGTAAATCCTGACTGTATATCAGTTTCACCCTTACGACCTAACAAGTCAATAAGTTGACTCTTCTGATTGAGATACTTTTCTACACCATACTTCTTAGCTAACATGTTTTCTAATTGCTTGTCAGATAGTTTTGTTAAATCTTTTTTACTCATCTCTTAATCTAGCTCCTGTTATTTGTGACTGTACTGCCGCTAATTGATTTATAAGTTCAGGTGGAAACCTTTTATCTTTTAATATAGTTATAATGTTATTTTTATTTACAACTCTATCAGGTATAAAAAATCCTTTTCCATTTTTACCATCTGCTAAAGCATATAAAATATCTTTATCTATTTTTCTTCTTCCCATATTAGTGTTAGCTTTTAAAATATTTTCTAAACCAAACTTCTTTTTATATATATTATCACCAACTTTTTTATAGTACTGTATATTTTTTACAAGATTTAATCTATCTGAAAACTGTCTCATTAGTTTTTTCTTTTCTATCTGAGAGTCCACATATGCATTAACAACTTCATCAATATCTTCTTGTGTATATACTTTAGAAGGAAATCTTTTTAATGTGCTTTGAAACTTTTTAATTGGTTCTTTTAATTCCTTAGTTTGATTGTATAAAAAATAACCAACAGACTTTGTAACATTCATTTTTTGTTTTCTAATACCTGTCATATTAAAAAACTTTTCATCTTCATATACTATAGGATATCCTGAAGCTGTGGATGCAATAGGAAGCTTATCATATTTTGCTTTTTCCTCTGCATCTTTTGCAGTTATAAATGCTTTATATAAATTTTTTACTGCACCTGGAGTAGCGATTTTACCTAAGTTTTTAAAAGCTTCTTCTTTTGTTACAGGTCTACCATTTTCATCTACACCATATATTATTTCACCTATACTCTTAGCTAAAAATTTTGTAGAAACAAAAGGACTTATAACTTCTTTACCTGCATTAAAAAACATGTCTTCTAGTTCAGTTTCAGATACTTCTTTACCTGCAAGCACCTGACCTAAAACTCCTTTAACAATATTTTTAGTATATTGATTTGCATCTATAGCTCCTGAATCCACAAATTTTGTAAATATTTGTCCACCCTGACCTTCATATATAGGTTCAAGAAAAGCTTTCTGAGTATTCTTTTGCCAATCAGAAACTACTTGATTTATACCTCTTTGACTTTCTTGAGTAACTCCCATTCCTGTAATTTCATCTTCATTATTATGATTAAATGCATAGTCAACACCTGCAGTTGTTGCGGCTATACCTGATAATCTTCTTAAACCTACACCTATTAAATCTTTATTTCCTGTTTTAACTCCATTGTTTATATCTCTTACTGCAATTTTTAAAATGTTAAAATTAGTTCTTAGTATTTCTGCAGGGAATGTTGCATATGTTCCTATGATAGGATTCCTAGAAAGAATACTTCTTACTAATGGTATTGCAGTAGTGTATGAAGGCATAGTGTTTCTTACTACTTCTGCTGCATATTTAAATGCTTCTTCATCAGATAAGTTCAATGCTTTTTTATAAGACTGTTGCTCTGCTTGTAATGCAGTTAACTTACCAAAGTCATCTGTTAATCCATAAAATTCTTGTGGTGCTTTCACAAAAGTTTTTTTAACACCTTCTCCTACCTTTTTTAATCTTTTACCTGGACCTTTTAATCCTAAGTCTTCATCAAATATATCAAGATTTCTTCTTACGATTTGTGCATTAACACTTGAGTCAACAACACCCTCTTGTTTAGCTTTAGCAAAATATTCTAGTGCCTTTCTATCTCCATTTGCCATTTTACTAAAAAGAGTTTTAGCAGACTTAACTGCTTCTTTTACTCTACATATATGTCCATTAGATGCAAGTGTTTGAAACATACCTAATGTATTAACTGCATGAGCAGTGTGGTCAAACACAGTTTCAAATGCCTGAGTAATACCTGCAGCTCTAGTTATATAAGAACTTTCATTTAACTTTTTAAAAGCAGATGTTACAAAATTATTACCTAATAAATTTGTAGGTTCAAATCTATCTATACCTGTAGCAATCATATCATGTAACATATCTGTAGTTACATATTTATTTAATCCAAATGCAGTACCATCTCCACCTACTGAACCCATTTCTTTTGAAACGATTGTACCTATGTTTTGTTTAACATCAAACTGTGAGTCTGAAGATTTTAATACTTTACTGACTGCAGTAGGCATATTTTTTAAACTTATAAAACCACCTAGCTTTATGTTTTGTCCTAAGTTTTGTTCTATAAAACTTTTAACATCTTTAAAATATTGTGCCTTGGCAATAGTTTGATTTAAACTACGCATAGTTTCTATGTAGTTTCTATAAGGGTCTTTAACTTCTCCTAAAAAGTTTATAAGTTTTTTATCTAAATTGTTGTTAGGGTCTAGCTTTCTACCTCTTAATACTTTTAAAGGCACACCTCCTGTATTAAAACCCATCATGTCACTAACAATACCTGAGCTAGTTTTTTTAGTAACCTTATCTATAAAGGTGTCCATAGCTACGTCTATTTGAGAATCATTTAATTTAGGATTAAGAACTTTTAAATAATCCCTCATATCATTTATTCTAGCTATGGTATCTGCATCATTAGTTTGACCTCTTACACCTTACTGTAACTTTCTTGCCCATGAAGGATTAGTATAAAACTCATAGCTTCTTGTAATGTAAGAGTTTAAATTTTTATCAATAGCTAAACCAAGCTTACTACTATCAGATAAGTTAAGAATATTTTTAAGGTTTTGACTTTGGTCATCTATATTATTTCTTAATCTTTGTGCAGTGTCAACTAACTCTTGAGATATTCTTCCTGTAGGTGTTTCTCCTTGTAATACTTTATTTACATCTGTTCTTAATGCTTCTATGCCTGCATCATCTAAACCTTTTTGTTCTTTCTTAATTACCTTTTCTAATTCTGATGCATCTTTTTTAACTAATAATTCTTTTGCTTCTGCATATTTATTTTTCTTTACATAAGCTTTAAATAATTGGTCAGGCATTGCAGTCTTTGACCTAAGAAGTCTACCTAATTTAGTATTAATTTTTGCAACTGCAGAAGTCATCTTACCTTTTTGTAAAAACTGACCTGGAGATTCCTGAACAACCCTTACATTACTTGCAACATTATTAGCAGTATTAGTTACAGGTGTAGTAATTTTGTCCTTTTTAAGTGCTTTTATTTTACCTATTGCTTTTGAACCACCTTTAGTAAGTAATCCAAATGCAAGAGTAAGAGGTATTCCAAGTGTAACTGCAATACCTGTACTATCTATTGTTTGTTTAAGTAATCTTTCTGATACTGTATCATTAGGGTCAATATCTAGTTTGGCAACAAGTTCATCTACTTCTTGACTTTTACCTTTTGCTCCTACTAACTCCATCATATCTTTTAAATATTGTTCATCTTCATCTTTAGCAATAACATCTGCAGCTACACCTGCAGTACCATATCTAGATGCTTTACCTAACTTAGTTGCAGCCTGACCTGCCTTAAGTATCTTTGCACCCACTGCACCTGGAACAAGATAAGAACCTATTTCAGAAACCACATCTTCTGTAATTGATAAATCTTTTTCTTTAGGAAAAAAAGCATCTTCTAAAACTTGTGTAGTTGCCTTACCTATTTTAGTCTTGTCTAAATTATCATCAATAAACCTAACTGCATCAGACAATTTATTTTCTATAATATCTGTTCGTTTTTTACCATAGACAAGCTCTAAGGCATCACTACCTAAGTCTCCTAAATCCTTAACAACCTTACCTGCAGTTGCAGTTGCAGCTTTTAAAGGATTAAATGCAAATGATTCCGACCTATCTTCTGCCATACTAATCTTTCTATTTTGGTAAGTTTTCAGTTATTTTCTTTTTTATTTCAGGATTAGTTATTATAGTTTTTTTACCTGAGTCATCATTATCACCTTCTGTTTTAGGCAAAGTTCCTACAATAAATTGTTGAGCTGCAATAAATTTATTACCACTAGCACTATTTGCAGCACTCATTGCTCCTAATATATCTTTAGTAATATTATTTGCAGTTGCAGTATCTACAGGTTTACCATCTATTACAAAACCTCCTGCATCTTCACTAAACATTGCACCATATTTTGAACCTACCTGTTTCATAATAGTATTAACTTCACTGCTATCTAAACCAGTAACTTCCATATCTTTATATAGTTTTGCCATTACTTGTCTATTTTTAATATTACTTTCTAAACCTTCTGCTTCTGCTTCTGCTCTAATAACATCAGGGTCTCTTCTTTCTGTAATTGCACCTGCACCTGCAGCTAATGAGCCTGCCATTGATTGAGGTTTAGTTGGGTCAAATCCTGCAGCAACTCCCTGTGCAAACTCACCAAGTCTATTTATAAAAGTGTCTTTACCTATTTCCTTTTGTGCCTTTGCTTCTGCAATCTTGGTTCTTAACTCCTGTAGTCTAGTTAAGTCTTTACTAATACTACCTAAATTTACCATAGCTTTTAAACTATCCATAAGACCCTGTTTATCAGATGTTTCACTACCTACAGTATTATCACCTGTACCTTCCTGATACTGTGCAGTCAAGCCTGACAAACCACCCTTAGACCTAAAAGCAATGTGACCACCTTCTTTAAATCCACCAAATAGTTTTGAGCCTGCACCCACAAGACCCATAAGATTTTGAAAAGAACTTGGTTTAGAAAATCCCTGTGCCTGCTTTGCAAATGGTTGATAAGGATATCCATATAATGTACTCTGATATGTAGCTAATGCCTGTTCAGGGAATTGCTGTCGCTGTAAGAAGTCCTGATAAGCTAAGTCCATTTTAGACTGTTCCATACCTCTACCTGCTTCACCTACACCTGACAAGGCTGTAAGCTCCTTTAAAGCCTGTTGTGGTGCTTGTTGACCCAAAGATGCCAATGCACTACCTGCCTGTCTTTCTCTTGCCTTTTGAGCTTCAAATGCTTTTCTTGCATCAGCAAATGCTTGCTGTTGTCCTATTGCCTGTATGTCACCAAGTCTTTCACCTAGACCTTTTATTGCTTCTCCTTCTACAACTGCCTGCCTTGAACCACCAAATGCTCCTGCACCTACTGCTTTTTTACCTATATCTTGCATAGTCTGTTCAAAGTCTTCTCTTGCTTTTCTTTTTTCTACATCTACCACTGCCTGTTGATAAGGACTCATGTACTGTTGTGCAGTATCTGCAGTAAACTGCTCGCCTAAACCTTTAGCATACTGAGTTGCAGGGTCAAAATATTGTCTACCTGAACCTACCAAACCTGCAATACCTGTCATTGCCGCCTGTTCTTCAGGAGTAAAGCCTGCAATTCTAGGACCTTCATAAGTTTGAAAACCTGTTTGCTTTCTTGCTTCATATAGTTTTTTAGCTTCACTTAATATATCTGCCAAGCCTGACTTATAATCAGTAGGTAAATCATAAGCTCCCTGATATTCTACATCTGAATCAAAAAATCCCATTACACTATTTCCTTTAGTTCTTTTGTTGCATTAATTGGTTTTTGCTGTTTGGTAGTTCCAAAAGCTTTCATTCTCATTTCCTTAGTAAAACTATCTAATTTCTTTGCACCTGCATCTGAAGACCCATTACCTAACATTGCAACTAAATCTGCAGGTAATACATACTCATCTGCACTTAACTTTGCTCCTTTAATTACAGGGTCTCCTTCAACTTTAAAATCTATATCATCAGACATACCATCACCCCTGTCATCATAAACCTGACCTTCAAAATAATCCTTAGGTCTTGAACCACCTGCTAACATTACAATACCTCCTCCTCCTTGTGGTGGCATAGGTGGCATAGGCATTTGCTGTTTAGGCATTTCCTTTTCTATTTCTTTCATAGTCATAGTCTTTAACTTTTCTTTACCAAACTTCATAAGGTCAGTCATTGCATCCTTTGCATTAGGCACATTAACAAGAGATGCAAGTCCTGCAAGTTCTTCTTCTAAACTAAATGCTTCAGGTAAACCTGTCATAGGATTCCTAGTCATTTCACCCATACGTTCTAACATATCAATTTCAGGCTTAGACATATGCACTAATTCAGTATCTCCCATTCTTCCTTTCATTGCAAGAAGGTTTGCTAGTCCACTATTAGGTGCTTGTCTATTGGTTAAGTATGCCATTTATTTTACCTGTTTTATTTGGAGTCATATAATTAGATTGTCCTTGGGTCATATTTGACTGGAAGTTATTTATATTACTAACAAATTTATTACTCTTATTATACAACATTCCTGTGTTTAATGCCATACCCTGAATTGTTTTTGTTCCAAAGTAGTCATTAGTTTGCGTAATACCCTTGTTAACATTTCCTACAAATGTGCTTTGATTAATTAAATTAAAATAATTTTCTATACTCATTAATGAAAATCCACCCATGCTGTACCATT